ATTGTCTCTCGGAAGTTAACTGGCTCTCAATGTTAGGAGGCGGCGTTGGAATTGGAATTGGTATCAGAAGTTCTGATGATAAGTCTGTGGGTGTTATGCCCCATTTGCGTACTTATGATGCGTCTTCCTTGGCATATCGCCAGGGTCGTACTCGCCGTGGCTCTTATGCCGCCTACCTTGATATTTCTCATCCAGACATACTCATCTTTCTTGAGATGAGAAAGCCCACCGGTGATCCTAATATGCGAACATTGAACTTGCATCACGGCATCAACATCACCGATGAGTTTATGAAAGTAATTGAAAACTGCATGTTGAATCCTGATGTGAGTGACCATTGGCATCTCAAAGATCCACACACCGGTGAAGTGCGTGATACTGTGTCGGCAAAAGAATTGTGGACCCGCATTCTTGAAATTCGTATGCAGACTGGTGAGCCATATCTACATTTTATCGACACTAGCAATCGTGCAATGCCTGACTTTCAGAAGAAACTTGGTCTGAGCATCAAGCAATCTAATTTGTGCTCTGAAATTATTCTACCTACCGACAAAGATCGAACTGCTGTTTGTTGTTTGTCTTCTGTTAACTTGGAGTATTTTGATGAATGGAAAAATGACAAATTATTTTTGCGGGACGTTGCAGAGATGCTTGATAACGTACTTCAGTATTTCATTGATAATGCTCCTGACAGTATCTCTAGGGCAAAATATTCTGCTTCTCGTGAGCGCTCTATTGGTGTGGGCGCTCTTGGTTTCCATGCTTATCTCCAACGCACTAATGTTCCTTTTGAAACCGCTATGGCCGTTGGAAAAAACAAACAAATGTTCAAACACATAAAGGAAAAACTGGATGAAGCTAATTCGCAGTTGGGATTGGAAAGAGGCGAAGCGCCGGATGCTGCAGGTACTGGGCGTAGGTTTAGTCATGTTATGGCTATTGCTCCCAATGCTTCTTCTTCCATTCTCATGGGCAATACTTCTCCTTCTGTTGAACCTCTTCGTGCCAATGCTTATCGCCAAGACACTCTATCGGGCGCTCACCTGAACAAGAATAAGTATTTGGATAAAATCATTAAGGAAAAGTGTGATGAAAACAGTAAGTTGGACTATAACGAAATCTGGTCAAGTATTATCGCCAACGATGGAAGTGTTCAACACCTTGAGTTTCTGGATGAATGGACAAAAGATGTTTTCAAAACTTCCATGGAAATCGATCAGCGCTGGATCATTCAGCATGCCAGTGACCGTCAAGAGCATATCGATCAAGCTCAATCGATAAATCTATTTTTCAGGCCAGATGTAAATGTCAAGTATCTACATGCGGTTCATTTTATGGCTTGGAAAATGGGCCTTAAAACGCTTTATTATTGCCGTTCTGAAAAGATTGGTAAGGCAGATAAGGTGGCGAAGAAGATAGAAAGACAAGTAATTGAAGAAATTGATTTGAAACAACTAGCAAGCGAAGATGTTTGTTTGGCTTGTGAAGGATAATGGAGAAAAACATGAAAAGAATTTTGAGATTCACGGCCTCATGGTGTCAACCATGCCAAATGTTGGCTAAAAACTTAGAGTCTGTACAAAAAAATGCTATGATTGAAGTTATAGATATTGATGTACATCCAGAAGTAGCTTCAGAATATGGCATTCGAAGTGTTCCTACTCTTGTGATGCTTGAAGAAAACATAGAAGTAAAAAGATTTGTGGGAGTTAAGTCACTCAGAGAATTAGAAGAATGGACTAACTCATAATTTTTTTTATTTAATTAACATAAATTAGAAAGGACAAAAATGAAAATAATTGCTTTTGTGTATAAAAAAGACGATCCAACATCTGATTTTTTTATGAAAAAACTTGAGTCACTAACAAGCACTTATGAAATACAAATATTAGATGCAAAAGAAAATCCAAATTTAATTGAAAAATATAATATTAATATTGTGCCCGCCTTAATTAAAGTTGATGAACAAGAAAACCTTGTTCATAACTACAAAAAATTTGGTAATGAGGAAGAAATGAGGAATTTTTTGAATGATTAAAAAAATTAAACATCATCTAAATGAGGAAAGGAATTATTTCAAGCCTTTCAGTTACCCTTGGGCATATGAAGCTTGGCTTAAGCATGAGCAATCACATTGGTTGCATACTGAAGTGCCTATGGCTGAAGATGTTAAGGATTGGAAAAATAAACTGAAGGCAAATGAGAAACAATTTCTCACACACATTTTCCGTTTCTTCACACAAGGCGACATTGATGTTGCGGGTGGTTATGTTAAGAACTATTTGCCATATTTTCCACAACCTGAAGTACGCATGATGCTCTGTGGTTTTGCAGCGAGAGAAGCACTACACATTGCTGCATATTCACATTTGATTGAAACACTTGGCATGCCTGAAACAACATACTCGGAGTTCCTAGAGTATGCTGAAATGCGAGAGAAACACGATTACATCCTCGACTTGAGTTCTAAGAATGGTACAAAAGAATCTACGGCTGCTCACATTGCAGCCTTCTCTGCATTTACCGAAGGCATGCAATTGTTCTCATCGTTCATTATGTTGTTGAATTTTCCAAGGCACGGCATGATGAAAGGTATGGGTCAAATTGTTACATGGTCAATCGTAGATGAAACACAACACGCTGAAGCCATGATCAAATTGTTCCGCACCTACATAGAAGAGAACAAAGAAATTTGGAACGATGACCTTAAGAGCCAGATTTACACAATCGCTGAGAGAATGGTTGCTCTCGAGGATCGGTTTATTGATTTGGCATTCAGCATGGGTGCTATGGATAATCTTGACGCTGCTGACGTTAAACAGTATATCCGCTATATTACTGATCGCCGCCTTATCTCTCTTGGCCTTAAGGGAATTATGAAAGTTAAAAAGAATCCTCTGCCGTGGGTCGAAGAAATGATTAATGCACCAACGCATACTAATTTCTTTGAGAACCGTGCTACTGATTATGCTAAGGGCGCTCTTGTCGGAACTTGGGAGGATGTATGGGCGAAAGCAGCATAAATGACAGAACTAATCTATCTACTCATAACGACACATCTAACAATAGTTTGTGTGACGCTGTATCTACACAGGGGTATGGCACACCGTGGTATTACCTTTCATCCCCTGTTAAGCCACTTTATGAGGTTGTGGTTATGGCTGGGCACTGGTATGGTTACAAAAGAGTGGGTAGCGATACATAGAAAACACCATCGTTTCTGCGAACAACCCGAAGACCCGCATAGTCCACATCAATTTGGTCTATTGCGGGTTTTGTTTTCTGGAGCATTTTTATATGCCAAAGCTTCAAAAGATCGTGAAGTGGTTGATGCTTACGGTGTTGGTTGTCCTGATGATTGGATTGAGCGTAAGTTATACACGCCTTACAATGGACTTGGCATTCTTATTTTACTTGTGCTAGATATATTATTATTTCAATGGTGGGGTTTATTGATTTGGTTGATTCAGATGTTTTGGATACCATTTTGGGCTGCAGGTGTAATTAATGGCCTTGGCCATTGGTTTGGTTATCGTAACAATGAAACAAATGACAGGTCAAGAAACATAATACCATTTGGTTTTATCATTGGTGGTGAAGAACTACATAATAATCACCATGATGATCCTGCATCGCCAAAGTTAAGCCAAAAATGGTGGGAATTTGATGTTGGTTGGTTATGGTTAAATTTGTTCATAAAACTAAAACTAGCAAAACTGAGGTAAAAGATGTATATTTACAGATGCAAAATAAACAAAGTTGTTGATGGCGATACTGTCGAAATAGATTTGGATTTAGGATTTAATATTATTCTTGTGAATCAAAAAGTCCGAATGGCGGGTATTGATACACCAGAATCCAGAACAGCAAACGAGGAAGAAAAAAAGCGTGGTATGATTTCTAAAAAGAAATTAGCCGAAAAACTTCCAGTTGGTTCTTGGCAAAAAATTCAAACAATGAAATCCGATTCGAATGACGATAAATTTGGTAGAATTCTTGGTGTCTTTATTATGGAAGATGGATTAAGTTTGAATCAATGGTTAATAGACAACAATTATGCTGTTTTGTATCAAGGTGAAAATAAAGAACTAGTACAAGAAATGCACCAATACAACAAACAAAAGTTAATAGAAAGGGGCGAGTTGAAGTAATGCCAACACTAAGACATAGTTGCGAAACTTGCGATTCAACTTTTACAGTTAATTATGATGAAGAATTGTGCGAAGATGCACCACATTACTGTCCGTTTTGTGGAGACTATATAATCGAGGATGATTATGTAGAAGAAGATGAGTAAATGTGGACATATAGAGGACAAGAATTTTTAGAAGAGCATATCGGCGATTCGTATGGTTATGTTTATTGCATCACCAACACACTTACTGGCAAACAATACATTGGTAAAAAATTTTTCAGTAAAGCCGGTTATAAGACCGTAAAAGGTAAACGCAAGAAAGTCCGAAAACCCTCAGACTGGTTAACATACTGGGGGTCAAACAAAACTTTAATCGAAGACATACAAAATCTTGGCGAACAAAACTTTCGCCGAGAAATTTTGCATTTGTGTACCAATAGGTCTGATTGTGCCTATTTGGAGTTAAGAGAACAAATAGACCGGCGAGTATTGGAATCTGATGGATTCTATAATGATTGGATCATGGTAAAAGTGCGGAAAAGTAATATAAAATTTCATAATACGAAATAATATTGTTGCACCGCAACATAAAAAGCATATATAATGGTGTGACGCTCAAAGAGGTCACATTATTAACGAGGAAAAAATGCTTAAAAAGATTTTAGAGTTTTTCAAAATAGATTACCAGTCAATGTTAGATACTTATATTTCATCTCGCAATCCAACTTGTGAGGCCGATATTGAAAGATTAACTAGAGAATTTGAGCGTAAATTCCACACAAATTTCTAAATCGTCTAAAGGAGATTAAAATGGTAGAATCAATTATCGACAATGTTCAAAGTGCAAAAAAACAGTTTGTGAACACTTACATTACTGACAAGGTAACCCGTGAGGCCTTGAATAAATTTGTAGATTCTCAAACAGATTTCGCAAAGCAAACCTACAAAACCATGGAAACCCTTGGAAAAGAGTTCCAAACTCAAGTTCAGAGTTACGGTTTCAAACTAGGTAAGTAAATCTGTAGTTCTTCCAAAGCATACATAAGAGTATGCAGAGGAAAACACTTAAACTACAAAAATCTCAATCTTTTGTAGAGATTGAGAAAAAGGTTATGTCGTTTTTACCGGTGAACAGAAACGGATGGTGGATTAAATTCTCTACAAATAAAGATAGCAATATATTATTGTTATTCACCTCAATGTTCACCGGACAAACTATTGTCCGATTCTTCCAAGAGGAAGATGAGGCAGTAAAATTTATAAACTTCATAACAGAGCAAAACCCTGCTGAAAAACTTACCCTTTAAAAAGTGGCATATCGAAAGATTGCCACTTTTTGTTTTTGGAACTGATAGGATGATGAAATGCATATAGAAGGCAGATTATCTGGC